CCCCACTCGCCACTGGATGTCGATCCTCTCGATGGGCCTCCCCCCGGTGTCGGGAGTGTTCTGGGCTCGAACCTCGAGGCTGGTGGGGCCGAGAACCCCCAGCGTCGGGGCGGGAGCAGGCAGGGGAATGTTCGGAAGAACCTCGCCAGCGTCGTAGGTGAAGGGCGGGGCCGTATAGCCGTTGGTGGCCGTCGCCACCTCACGAATGCGAAGGGGGGATCCCGCAACCGCGCGGAATGAGGGAGGCCTGACCGAGCCACCGTGAAGAATCTGTTGGGTGACTCCGGAAGCCAGAACTTCTGCGGACCCGCTGGCGCCGTATGAGCCTTTGGACTCCGCCACAGTGGACAGCGTGTCCCGCTGTCGAATCGACACGAAGCGGGGCGGAGTGATACTGAAGATAGTGGTGGGGGACTCCACGTCCTCGATTCGAAGGGTGACCTCAGTGGTGTTGGGGAGGAAGACCTCGATCCCGTCCGTCAGAGAGTACTCGTAGCTGCCCACCAGTATCGGCAGACCATCGGCGGGGGGCTCCAGCGTCGCGCCTCCCGTGTCGTACTCCACACGGCCGTCCTGGTACACGACAACGAAGCCGATATCCAGAGGAACCTGATACGGCCAGGAGGTGACCGCCACCCCGTTCAGGGTTTCGACCGAAAGAGTCAGGCCTCTTGGGTTGGGGGCTCCGGCAGTGAGGTAGAATTCCGGAATTCGACGAATGCGTGCCATGGTCTACCTCAGGAGGGGCGATGTTCGTACGTGACGAGATGGTAGGGGCTGAGAGCAGATGCCCGAGTTGAGTACTCACTGGAGTGAGGGGGGCTGAGCGGCGCGTCTCCGAGATCCAGGGAGAGGATCACCTCGTCGGTTGTGGTGTCGGCGCTCTCGGAATAGATGACGGGGCCGCTGATAGGGGACACATACCCCGTCAGAGTGCCGTCCAATCGCGGCACCAGCGTGCGAGAGTAGTCTCGTCCGGCCTGCCTCAGACTTGCGGAGGGCACGCCGTCGAAGTTGCCCCACTCTGTGCGAACGATGCTGACCTCGTAACGGCCATCCGAGGCCGGGCCCACTGCGGTGATCTCAGCGGGGGACGCCACAAACTCCCCGGGCGCCCTGGTGGTGAAAGCTTTCGATCGGGAGTGGACGCCCTCTCGGCGTGACACCAGGGTGAAGGACTCCGGAAAGTCTTCAGACTTCAGGACGTACTCTCCCCCCTCGTAGGGCACAGCCTCGCCCGCCGAATTCGTCAGGATGGTCTCTTCGGCCTCTCCACCTTCCCAGACTCCCGGGTGAATCTGCAGAGTGTCGCCTGCGGACAGAGATTCGGGACCTGAGATTCGAGGTCGGGAGATGATGCGGGACGACGTATCGGAAGAAGTAGAGAAGGTCAGTCTCGTCAAGGGAGTCTCCTCCGAGGATCGCAGCTACTATAGCGTGGAACGCCTTTGATCTAAAGCCTCAATAGCCGATCTGCATCGGAAAACTTCGCCGGACTCCGAGAGTCGTCGATAACAAGCCCCTCACAGGCCTCGATCTCGTGGTTCAGAGCCCTTTCCGGGGGATCATCCGGACCATAGGGCCTCACCAGGTGGGCCACCGGCTGACCCGACATCGTTCTCCCAAGTGTCTGAACGTGAGGGTGTCCGGACTCCCCTTGCAATCCGGACTCGCCCGGGGACAGGTGGTGAAAGGAGAGCACCCAGGAGTGGCTCAGGATGAGCAGGTCCCCCCTCCGGCTCACTATCAGGGGGGGACCGCCTCTCTGCGGCGTCAGGTGAAGCCTCATGCCATTCTTCCTCGGGCAGTGAGGATCAGATCGAGCGAGCTCGCCTGATCCCCGAACGCAGACTCGATGTCGTTGTAGCTGGTGCGAACTCCCCACGCGGTCGCATCGGGGTTGCTGGCGCAGATGAGGCCCTGAAACGTGGCCCACCGCTTGCGCCAGTCTGCGTCTCCAATGGGGGTCCGGACGTTCCCCAGATCTCCCGGGTGCACCCCGCACACAGGCGGCTCGGCGAAGGCTGCGGGGAAGGTCACGAACTGAATGTCGTTGGAGGTAAAGGACATTCGCAGCCGCCTCTCGCAGTACTGACCCCCTCCGGAAGTTCTCTCGTATCGGCCGTTGCTGTTGGAGCCGGACTCGTGTATGCCCCCCGTTGGCCGACCATCGACTCCGAACGTCACCGGCCGCACAGATGTCGCTGGGGTGGTGACGAGGGACCATCCCGACCATTCCCCATCGTTCCTGATTGACCGATAGTGCATGGTTTCGAAGTTTCGGCTGATGCAGATCTGACCATGGCGGAATGGGTTGAAGTTGAAGCCCAGGATCATGCCGTACTCACTCTCGGGCCACCCTGTGGGGTCGGAGGACTGAGCGAGGGTGTAGATGCCCTCCGGCATGGCCGAGGGGCCAACCGCAGCCGACCCCTGGTGGTTGCGAAGCAGGCCCTCCAGAATGCCCTGAACCGACAGACCGTCGCGGTCGAAGGCGAAGCGACCCTCTCCCCCCACGGTGATGCCCAGGCGGTCCGCGGCGAGAAGGAAAAGGCCGGTGTTCCCGTCATCCTCGAACCCCAGGCCGGGAAGGGCGGGGGTGCCCGCGCCGAACCGACCAGTCTGCAGGCGGTCGTGGGCATCTGAGTACCGCGAGAGAAGGTTGTTGAGCTGACGAAGCACGTCGGTGCCGCGAGCCCCGCTGGGCTCGATGGCATAGGGAAGGCTCGAGGAGGTGACCCCACGGTAGGATCCCTGAAGAGTTAGGGAGAGGTTGTTGTTCACCGAGAGGATCTCGTATCTGCGATCGTCGGGGCCCAGAAACGCATCTCCCGCGACGATGGACTCGGCCCATTCCGTGCCCGATCCGACCACTTCCGGACTCGCATTCGCAACGGAAACGGTGCCCTGCCTATACCAACTCATCGCCTGTGCTCCTGAACCTGAATTGTGGTGTAGCCGATGTTGCCCCAGCTCCCCCCTCCGTCGATTTTCACCCAGAGCTCATAGTCAAGCTCTCCTGAGGGGGGTGTTCGATCGTAGATCCGGAACGTGTGGCTGGAGGCGGAAAGCTCAGCCCCCGCGGGGCTGTTGGGGGGCAGCGCCACACCGTTTCGTCTCACCTGGAACGAGAAGTGACCCACGGCGAAGCCTTCTGGCCTCGTCCCGTCATACGGTCCCGCGAAGGAAGCGTTGAAGTCAACCTCCACGCGATAGGCCCCGTCGACCTGAATCTTGCGGTCCAAGACCTTGTGCCAGTTGGTGTTGTCGTTGATCTCTAGAAGGGAGGTTCGGACGTCGAACTTCTCCACCGTGATCTCGTCCTCCCCAATCATCGCAGTGGTGATGTCCGCCCTCCCAATGCGAGCGTAGGGGGTATACAGGCCGGCAGGGTAGGTGATACCATCGATTGTCTGGGGGGTCGTGTAGAAGACGAAGGGCGTCTCAGTGTCTCCCGAGGGGGAGACGAGCCGAAAGCGGTCAGCGACGATGTCGAAGCTCGAGCGAGGCACGGGGGTGCCGTCCTCGTCCTCAACGACATCGGAGACGATATTGAGTCCCGCGACATGTCCGTTCACGTCTACTGTGATCGTACGGGTCGCCAGAATGCCATCTACCGACTGAGCCAGATCAGTCGCCGTGGCTCGGTTGCCATCCACCTCCGTCGACAGCGACTCGATACTTGTGCTGACCGCGCCGAGGTCGTCGGCAAACGCACTGATGGCCCGGGTCGCCTGGGCGTAGTTGTTGGAGAACGTGGCATCCAGACGGGTCACCACCTGGGACAGCGCATAGTCCTCCGTAGAGCGGACCAGCCTCTCCTGTTGCAAAGAGGAGAATGCCCCCCCGACCAGAGTGCTCAGTCGGCTGTAGTCGCTGATCTGAGCAAGGCGACCCGCCTCCATCTCTTGGCTCAGCTGATTGACCGACTCGAACCCATCCTCTCGATGGCGAGCGCGGGCCTCCTCCGCGGTGAGTATGGACTGCAGGTCAAGGAAGGCTGTCTCGTTGTTCAGAATGGACTGAGCAGCGTCGCCCGCCTCTCGGAAGGCCGCAGCTGCCTCCCGAGCCTCGCCGCGAATTGCCTCCCATGTTCGACGATCAATATCCTCGGGGGAGATGCCGACGTCGGGGGCCCTGATGTCCACCCAGAGTGTGGGTTTGTATCGGCGCTCCCCGATGCGCCGAGCTCTGACCTGATACCAGAGATCCCGCACGATCCCGTCGTAGATTATGGCCTCGCCCGAGCTGAGGGGGTAGGCCTGATCATGGACGATCTGCCCGGTGTCTCGAATGCGGACCTCGACGCGAACGGACACACCAACCTGTGTGCTCAACCACTGACCTCGAAGGGCAGGGCGCAGAGGAGCCCCTTCAGAGCTCCGGATCGTGTACTGACCCACTGACCAGCCAGCCAGGTCCGCGTCGACGGGGGGCACCTTGCCGAAGCTGCCGGGGGTCTGAGGACGAGCAACAGTGAGTGAGTGGTCATAGTCCTCAGGATCGACCTCCTTCAGCAGAAACCCCACAGCCAGAGTGGTCAGGTCCACCTGCTTGCGCATGATCTCGAACTGCTTGTTGGTGTACCCGAACTCCTCGGAAGTCCAGCTGAGACTGTCGAGAGGGTTCAGAAACGCCGCCGTGCGGGGGAGCCAGACCTCCTGAAGCACCCCCCTGCGGCTGTCCTTCACCTTCTCGACGGACACCCGCTGGCACTGACCCAGATAGGGGCAGGCCTCGAAGTCAAGGTCAAGAGTGCGCCGCTCGCCCCGGTCCTCTCTGAGATACTCGGGGAAGTTCCGGGCTGGAATGTCCCGAGGCTGCCAGAGGCTGTCCGGGTCTCGGTATGTGCCGGTGACATAGTTGAATGTGTTCTCGATGTCGAGGAATGGTGTATGGCGCCCCGGCATGTCCCGAATCAGGTCTTCGTCGGTGATGCTGAAAATCGGCGCTGCCGGCTCTCCCACCTGAATGATCCAGCTGCCGCCGACATCGGCTATCCGGCCGTTGATGGCCGTGAGAATCTTCTCGACGTAGGAGAAGGGAGGTCGGTCAACCTTGACATCGATACTGGAGCGATACCGCCGCTCCTGGGCGCCTTCCCACATGATGCTCTGGTCGCAAACGGCGGCGGCGATGTCCCAGTAGTTGCTGGGCAGATCAGAGTCGCTGTAGCCTCCACCGTAGATCTCACCCGGGTCCAGCTTCAGGCCACGGAACAGGTTCCACAGCTGGGCGACGCCGTTCTCGTTGGCCTGAGTGTCCCCGAACGGCAGCAGACCGAGCAGCGGAGTGCGGGGGTCTCGAATTTCCGGGCCCTTGACCACCCCTGCGTGGGAGGGGATGCCGGTGAAGACCTCTCGGTCCATGTCCGTGGTGACGGCCATGTATGCGCGGCCGGTGCCGATGTTGGTGTCGACCCACGCATAGTCCGGGTCATCCGAGAATCTCTCAACAAGAGAGGGGATGGCGCGCGTCTGACGGCCGTTGCGCCACAGAAGCCAGAGGCGAGGCTTGTCATCATTGAAGAACTCCCCCGTGGCGGGCAGCCCGAATTCCTGCGCCTCGCCCTCGAATTCGACATAGGCGTCGTCGGTGATCAGCTGAACCAGACTGTGTCCCGGAGCGTCACCCAGACCGATGAACTGCGTGACGTAGCGGTTGTCCTTGCCGTCGGTGAGGGGGGGAGACATGTGGACCCCCCCGGTGGCGGTTGTGCCCAGGACGAACACACTGGGGTGCTGCTCCCCATTGAGTGTGATGAGGGATTCGATGCCCGGATCTCTGCTATCCGCGAATGAGGGGGGCTTGGGCTTGAAGACATGGCTGAGGAGCAGGCCCACGCCGACCTTGACCGCGATGCTGGCCACAGTGCTGCCCCCGAGCACAGATGCCACAGCCACGACAACGGGGGCAGCATCGGCCGGAGCCGCAGCTGTGCACAGTGTGGCGGTTGCAAGAAGGATTCTCATGGCCGAAACGCTGCTGCTGCACGGTCGGTCGGCAGCACTCCCATGCCGTGAGTCATCACCACGCTGGCCCATGGGCCAGTACATACCCCAAGGCTGCCTCCGTCTGCGACGTCGAAGAACAGAATGTCACCGATCTGAGCCTGAGGCACAGGGATCTCCTTCAAGTGGGCAGCCGCCAGTCCCCGCAGCCCGCCGGGGGGCAGCTGTTCAAGACCCTCCTTCAGAGAAGCGTAGTCGTACTCGGTGCCAAGCCTGTGCCCAGTCACGACCTCCACTGCTCCGGCGGCGAAGCGAGCACAGTCGTGCCTGCCGTAGTCGAGAGGCCGCCTGCGGCATTCTTCCAGGTATGACTGCAAACGGCGACGCTGGGCCGACTCCATCACGTCTCGTACCCCTGTCGAATCGGCACGCGCCCGCCGATAGTGGAATACTGCAGAATGGTGTCCTTGGGATTGCGTGCCCTCTGGGTTGAGTCCGACTTGCGACTGACAATGCCTCGAGTCATGTCGTAGCCGCTCTCCAGTGTGAGCGTCGTGATCGGGGCCTCACCCTCGTCCGAATTTGGGTAGTCCTCCGTGGCGTCGACGACCTGGCCGAAGAACATGCGCACGGGAATGATCTGGCGGCCCGAGCAGAGCAGCATGAACCACCTGGCATACGCCATTTTGAGTGTGTAGGTGCGCATGGCCGTCCTCACACCGGGATGGTCGGTGGGCACCGAAAGATCCTGCTGGACACTCGTGACTCCCACCCCATAGGAGATGGTGTCGGGAGGCATCAGCGACTGGCCGAAGTGATCGATCACCTCCCCCGTATACTCCATTCTCTCGTCATCGTCGCCCGTCCACAGCGCCACTGTGTGCTGCACATCGTCCGTCCGACTTCGAGCCCTCAGCACCAGGCTGTGGTGAATCACCAGGTTGTCTGCTGTGGCCATGAGGATCTGGGCTTCGGGGCTGAGAATCATGGCAGGGGCCTCAGTTGCTGAGTGAAGGAGAACGAAACGCTTCCGGAATGGTTGTCCGAACCCTTGGAGGTCTGATAGCTGTTGGGGTCGACCACCGCCCGCATGAGGGGCCGAGCCACCCGCACCGCGTCGCCATCCCCCACGGCTCGGGGCAGGGGGGGCCAGATATCCAAATGGTCCAGAGAGAATGACGGATCGGGCTGAACTCTCCAGACTCGGTGTAGTGAGCGCCTGAATGGGGAGCCATACCCAACCGAGAAGGTCATGCCCGGCCGCCAGTCGAAACTCGCTGTGCTTGTGATCTTGACTCTCTCCTGTTCACCCAGGTAGATCAGCTCGGCAATGTCGGGGGCTCCAACCTTGTCCTGGCGAGGATCCCACATCAGAAAGCTGGTATTCGGCCGACACAGCTGCTCCACGACGGACTGAATCTCGGCAACGTCAGCATGGTTTCCGCCGGCAAACTCGACGCTTCCTTCCCACAGCACATCTCCTCGACTGACCGAGGCGTGGCCACCGCCTCGGGTGGAGTACCCCGCTCGCATGTCGCGAGGCTCCATCGAGATGGCCTTGATTCGGGGAGCCAGAATCTCCCAGAGGTCTGATCCCTGAGTAGTCATCGGTAGGGGCTGCTCCCAATCTGGCGAGTGCGGCTGGGCAGCACCCGCTTGTCGTATTCCGAGATCTGACCGGCGGACTGGCGACGAGCGCGCTTGTCGACCTCGGCGTTGAACAGTTCTGTGTTCAGGCCGATCGTTACGTGAACATTCTGCTCAACACCATCGCCAACCTGGCCCCGCTTGGGGTTGCGGATGACCTCCCCCTCGTGCACCATGGCAAGCTTCCCCCCCTTGCCATCCATGCCTCCGGTGTTGCCCCACAGGGCCATCTGGCCACCCGTGTCGAAGCCAAGAACACTCGAGAATATGCCGGAGAGAAGCCCGCCGCCTCCGCCGCCTCCGAGGCCGAACAGCTGCTTGGCGAGAAGCTCAAGGCCCTGGTTGATCCCGCTGCTCAACAGAGACTCACCGATGCGGTTCAGGGCGCCGGACAGGGCATCCCCGAACGAGTCGGCGCCTCGGGCCGCGTCAGTGAGCGCCGAGCCGATGGTCTGAATTCCGGAGGTCACTTCCGGAAACTGCTGACGGAACATGTCGTTGCCGAGGTTCTCCATTGATCGGTTGTAGGTCTCAACATCAATCAGCCCTGCCCCATAGACCTCGTTGAGCTCTCGAAGGCTGTCTGCGTAAGACTCGGACTCGGTGCGGGTTGAGCGGAAGATCTGCTCGGCCTGTCGCTCAAGCTCCAGCTGATATCGCTCGGCCTCTCGGGAGGCCCCCCCTCTTCCGCCGCCTCCGCCGCCTCCGCCGCCCCCGCCGCCTCCGCCACCTCCGCCGCCACCTCCGCCGCCGCCTTCCCCGTCGCCTGCGAAGTTCTTCTGCGCCTTGAGAATTTCCTGCCGAAGATCCTCCACCTCGGTTGCCGTGGAAACGATGTCGTCTCGTGCCTCTTTGAGTTGAGACAGCCCGGCGATGTTCCCCGAGCGGATCGCGTCATACGCGGCGCCCCCCGAGTCGAAAGAGAATTCGGCCCCCGCCACGGCCCCGGCCTGGGATACCGGATCCTTGACGTTGGACAGTTGGGCCTCAGCTACTGCCCGCTGCCGATTGAGTGCCGTCATTTTCCGATTGGCGACGTCGAGGGCGGCAGCCATGCTGGCTGCTGCGTCAGCGCCTTGGTAGAGATTGGAGCTGACGTCGACTGAGCCCAGAGCCGCAGCCTGGTTTGTGGCCTCGATGAGGGAGGCCAGAACCGACTGAGCCGCCTCGTTCATCTGGTCGGCGCCACCCGTCGCATCCTGTAGGAACACGATGAGGTTGGCCAGGGACGCGGCCTGCTCCTCAAAGGTTCTCTGCCCCGAGATCGCGATCAGCCGATCCTGGAAGTCGAACATCGCCTGTTCGCTGAGTCCGAGCTGAGTGGCGAGGACCGCCGCATCCCCCACGACCTGGTCAATCGCGGCTTCGGCCATCGCCCTCGAGAGGCTGCCCGCAGCCGAGGCAGATATCTGAAGTTCTCGGGAGAGACCGGAAGAGTCTCGCAGAGCGTCGGAGAGCCCCGGGAGAGAGCCTCCACCTCCACCGGCTGAACTTAGGGAGCCGAGGCTCTCCGAGGCCCTCTGCAGGGCTTCTGCGAGGGCGTCCGCATCGTCGACGGGGGGCAGAATGTCGCCAAGGCCCTCACCGGCCGCCTGCAGGCGCACCTGGCCATTTGCGGCTCTCTCCAGGCCCTGCTCAAGTGCTGCGATGTTTTCGTTGATTGCAGTGAGGCGAGCCTGCTCTTCCGCAGTCAGCGCCTCGCTGGCCTGCGTCTGGGAGAGAATTACGTCGCGGGTCTCGATCAGCGCATCCCGAGTGTTGATGGCGTACTGAAGCCGCTGAAAGTCGCGACCACTCATCTCCTCCTGGGAAACACCTCCGGAAACCAGGCGGAGCTCCCGGATCTTGCTCTCCTCCTCGCCGATACGAGCGATGATGTCCTCGTACCCAAGAAGCTGCAGTTCCCTCTCCTGCCGCTCCTCTCGAAGGGAGATGATGTTCTCGCGGCGGGCCTGAGCCTCGCCCAGCTTGGTTCGGGCACTCTCTACCGACAGGGAGGCGCCATACAGCACCATGGTGTTCAGCTCGGAGGTTGCCTTGATCTCCTCCTCCTGAGCTCCAACGACCTCCTCGATGGCTCGAGCCTGAGCCTCAGAGGCACGGGCCGCAAAGTCGATCGGCCCGAATAGAGACGAGATGCCGTCTACGGAAGTGGCAAGAGCTCGGGTCAGCTGAACGAAACCCTGAGTCGTTGTTCGAAGGAAAAACGTGAGTCCGGCGTCCCCAAGAGACAGCACCAGGCCCTCAACCGCCGACGCGAGAGAGCGAAGATCCCCCCCGAGGTTGTCCCCCATGGTCTCTGCCATGCGAGCGGCCTCACCCTCCACGTTGCTCAGCTCTCGCGTCAGGGTCTCGAGGCCGTCGACGTTGCCTACCAGCGCGAGAACCGCAGCACTGGCCTCGCGGCCGAAGATGCGCATGGCATCAGTGGTGGTAAGTCCGGCCTCCTCAAGCGTCCGGAATACGTCGACGAGGTCGTTGGTCTCGGGGTTCAGGTCGGCCATCTCCAAGCCCAGGGCCTCGATGGCCTTGGAGGCCTCGGCCGTGGGCTTCAGCAGAGAGGCCAGGATGCCTCGAAGGTTGGTGCCTGCCAGGGCGCCCTGAATACCCGCATCGGACAGAACGCCGATGGCCGCAGCCGCGTCGTTCATCGAGATGCCTATGGCCGCAGCGACCGGGCCAACGAACTTCATCGCGGCACCCAGCTGCGCGACGTTGGTATTGGCCCTGCTGCTCGCGGCAGCAAGGACATCGCTCGCCTGCCCGGCCTCGGAGGCGGAAATGCCGAAGCCCGACATGATGTTCGAGGCGACGTCAGCGGCCTGGGCAAGCCCCATTCCGGAAGCGGTAGCGAGATCCAGAACGTCTGGAATCGCCGAGACGGCCTGCTCAGCCTCAAAGCCGGCCATGCCCAGGAATCGAATGCCCTCAGCAGCCTGGCTGGCGCTGAACCTCGTCTCTGCGCCCAGGGTCCGGGCGGTCTGCTGCATCAGCTCAAGCTCTTCGGCGGTCGCCCGAGTTACGGCGGCCACACCGCTCATCGACTCCCCAAACTGGGAGATCGTGGAGGTTGCAGACGAGAGGCCCGCGAACACCCCCAGAGTGGCTGCGAGGGGAGCTGCAGCCCGACCAACCGCCAGCAGGCCCGCACCCAGGCCCTTGGTGCTGCGGCCGAGGCCCTCGGCTCCACGGCCAGCTGCGACCGTGGCTCCGGTGAGGGCATTCAGGTCAGTGGTGGCCTTGACGGCCTGTCGGGAGTCGACCTCATACCCCAGGCGCGCGAAGTCAGTGATCATTCTCCAGAGCCTCCACGTGAATAGCACCCGCCAGAATGATCTCGTAGATCACCGGATGGAAGGGGCACCTCTCGGAGAAGTATCCCGCACAGAAGTGCTCGCTCATCTCATGAACGATCCGGACGTCCTCGAGACTCACGGAACCCCCCTGAAGTTCACGCCAGGCAGAGAGCTCGGCCCAGGTCAGGGGGGAGGGTCCCCCCTGGTCGACGGTGTAGCGGCCAGCCGACTCGAACAGCATGATGTGTTCCTCCAGCCCCTCGGTGTTGGGCATGGGGGCGTTCACTTTCTGAGACTCGAGCAGCTGGCCACGACTCAGCTTTCCTCCGGCCGATCGGCTGAGCCATCCTCGGTGGCCGGCCCACTCTCCGAGGTGGCGGAGAAGTTTCCCCCCAGAACCAGGCGCGCGTTGACGACCGCGTTGATCAGGTCCCGAAGACGGGGGTAGGCTGCCAGCATCCCCTGCACGTTCTCGGGGGTGGGCTTGATGGGCCCCGGACCGTGGATGAGGTTCCACCCACGAACGAACCTCCAGGCCTGCTCCTCGCGGCGGCGCTCGATATCCTCAACCGCCGCGTCCAGCTTCTCCTCCGTCATGTGATTCGAGGTCTCGGGGAGAGGGACCTTGAGGTTGAGCTTGAGCAGCACCCGCCGACCCGCCAGGGACAGGGGGTTGATCAGCTCCAGCTTGAGTCGATCCCCCGCACCGTTGGAGAAGCCGGCAGCCTCGAAGGAGAAGGTGTCCTCGATGGGCTTGTCGGGGACCGAGCTCAGGTTGAGTTCCTCGAAGTTCATGTTGGTCTGCTCCTTACGTTACCGGGTCCGGAGACGCGGGAGTGTAGCGCACCACGCCGACATCATCCTTGGAGAACAGCGGCTGAATGCTGACCTGGGCCTTCAGCAGACCCTCGACGTCGGAGATCACCGGGGTGAAGCCGGTGGCGAGGCCCACGCAGACCACCCGGTAGCCCGAGTTGAAATCGTAGATGAAGGTCAGCCGGGTCTGGCCGTTGGAGTTGGCGTCCAGGATCGCCTGGCCCTCGTCGGACTCGGGGCGGAACACGAATTCGGGGCTCAGCGTCTCCATCGTCTCCGACCGGGCGAAATAGATGGTGGAGCCGGCGAGCAGCGGCTCGCTGCCGAAGCTGCGAACCGGGCGCGGGAAGCCACCAGGGCTGGTGACGAAGCCGATCGTCTTGATCTCGGCTTCGGGGATGGCGTCGATGCCAGCGGCATCGTACGTCGCCGGCACAGTGGTGCTCACCTTGAGCAGAGTGCCGCTCGCCGTGTCGAACAGCGGAAAGAGGTCTTCGGCGGACATTGGTCCCTCCTACAGTATGGCTTGGCAGGACACGAGGACGGGATAGTACATCAGATCGCCATCCTGCACTGGCGAACCGATGGTCGGGCGGAACTGAACACGCAGCCTCCCCAGGGGATATCCCGGGGGGAAGTGCGCATACAGATCGTCGTAGATCTGGGAGATGTCACCGAACGCTGTGCCGGCGCGTCCGTAGATGCGGATCACCGCCAGAAGGGGGTGAAGTGATCTCCCCCCGAGCGTGTACGGGCGTCCCTGAAGTGAGGGTGGATCGATCTGCACAAAGGGCGGCTTCGGACGGTCGCCGGAGTCGAAGACGTGCAGCATGTGGCCCCCAGGCAGGTCGTGCACATGCTCGTAGTACGCCCTCATGAGGGCCGAGGGCGCAGGAGCAACGGAGCCCTTCCGGACGTAGGCGACAAACTCGCTCATCGCACCCTCGCTGCATTGCGCTCTACGATGCGCGTCCAGTTGACGGCCGCCTTCTCGAGGAACATTCTTCCCGCTGCCCCATCGTGACCGTAGTTCACCGCCCGAGCGTACTCGGCGGTCCAGCCTCCCTGCAGCACGTCCCCCAGCTTCATGGTGGCGACCGTGAATACGGCACTGTCCGGGCCGGAGATGGCAGTACCCCCCAGAAGGCCCGACATGAGGCTGTTGCGCAGGAACCCAGTGTCCACCGGCATGTTGCCGCCGCGAGAGATGGGCCTCTGGGCCTCGGAGAACAGATCCTGTACGGACTGGCGAAGAATGTTGGTGAGCAGCATGCGCTGGGCCAGATTCCAGGCGGCCATGCGGGCGAAGGTGTACACCGTCATGCGGCACCTGCCAGGAAGTCAATGCGAACCTCCGACCAGCAGCGGCAGCGGACCGTGTCCTCCCCCCCGGCGCCCAGACCCCGATCGCCCGGCCACCGCATCCTGGCCCCTGTCGGAGAGATGAAGGGCTCACCTGGACCAACCTTCTGGCCGTCCATCTCGCGATGAAGGTCTCGAGTGCGGCTGTCCAGAGTTGCCGACCACTCCGTCGTGACCTGGCCGGGATCGAGGTTGCTCTCCTCGACAACCTGCAGAATGCCCTCGTGCCGGCCCGCGCCGAAGGACTCGATCATCTCGGATCGAGCGATCGTCTCCGCACGGTGGAGCAGCATTCGATCCTTGTAGCGGTCCACGAGCTGAGTGGCCTTCTGAGGGGAGAGTGCCTCGCCCTTCTCCATGGCCCTGCGAACCAAAGAGTCGAACCGACGATCTCGGAGCTCCAGGTTGAGGTATCGTCCAACGGTGGAGGGAGACGTCAGGCTGTCGAAGGCATTGGCGGCTGCGGTCGACTGACCTCGGTGCAGTACGATCGTTCCGCCGGTTCTGCGACCGTCCGGACCTATGCGACCGGCGATGTCGAGGGCCACCGAGCGAGGATTGCGGCCCGCGGCCATCCCCCGCTCGAGCGTCTCTCGAATAGACTGACGCTGGCCCTCGGAGATGGAAGTGACGAAGCGAGACGAGTGATCGCGAAGCCAGCGCTCGGCACGGGGGGATCCCGTGTCGAACGTCATTCTGAGACGGGTGCCCGTCGTGGGGTCGAGGACCCGAGGGCCCAGCATCGTCTCGACGGCGTAGTCGCCGCCTGCAGCATGGGCGCGGCCCAGCTGGGCACGAACCTCTCGCCAGTCTCCGGGGCGCCCTCGCAGCAGGCCCCAGACCTGGTCGACGTCGCCAAGCTCCACAGCGCGAGTGAGCTGAGCCACATCCGCCCGGGAAGAGAGGGCCAGAATGGCCTCGCGAAACACGCGAGCGAACACCGGCTCCAGCTGCTCGATGCGCTTGAAGGCTCGCTCGCGGGTGTCGATCATGGCTTCACCACATGCATGTCGTAGAGCACGATGACGGACGAGGGGTTCGGCTGCAGCGGTCGGGGGGCGACGATGGTGAAGACCTCGCCGGAGATCTCGATCTTGTCGTCCTCGGTGATGGGGGCAGCGCCTGTCAACAGCGTGGTGAGGACGCGACGGGAGTCTGCATCGACCAGGCCGCCCTTCACCGCGTTGGCGTCGGGTTCGATCTGAACCCCAACAATGGGCACGTCGGTGTAGCTGGTCTGCGGGGCCCAGGCCTCGGAGGGCAGGGTGACCTTCCGCTTCAACGTCATCGGTCCGCCGAACTTGGCGATGAGCCGCTCGGCAGTGGACTTCGCTGAGGCGTAGTTGAAAGACATCAGTCCCCCCTCACGCTCGATCCGAGGGACCGCTGAGCGGCGAGCCCGCGACGAGGTCGCTCACGCCCAGCAGTGGGGCGAGGATGTCCTGAACCACATACAGGGTGGCTCGGCCTGCCTTCGAGCCCACCGGATTGTCGTAGGACACCCTCAGGGGCCCGACCTGCTCCGATGCGATTCGGGTTGTGGTGTCCAGAGTCGGAGACAGGGTACCCGGTGAGGCAAGCTCCATTCCAGCGAGATGTGCCGACGCTGCCCGGATCTCCCGAGGAATCTCCCCGCTGGGCAGGAGGGAGCCGTCAATGTCGACCGCCCCGGACCGAGGCCAGGCGAGCGCCTGAGACCGCCCCCGGGCACGCCTCCCAGGCCAGGTGAAGGCGCCGTCGAGGTAGGCGGTGGCCCGGCGAAGAGCCGACTCCTGGTTCGCAACCTCTGTGCCCCAGTCGATCCCCCGATCACCAAGGAACTGGGCGACGAAAGCCGAATCGACATAGGCTTCGGCCGCCTCGAGACCCGTGCCGTCTTCCACAATGAGCGGCATCAGTCCTCCAGTGCCCTCAGGCAGAGCTCGGTGAGATCGTTGATGTTGCGGCGGAACCAGTCCTTCTGCCCCTCGTCCGCGTCGTCGGGCAGACCTACCCAGGTGGTCAACCGGCCCTGAGAGGATATGGAAGCGATGAGAAGCGATCCCGGGTCCGCAGCCTTTCTCAGAGTCCGCTCACGAGCGAAGTCCACGGAGCCAACCGAGATGCAACGGAACGGCTGAGCGTCCGTCACCTCAGCATCATGGTCGACCGCCCAGTTTCCCTCGGTGTTGCTCACCTTCTCGCAGGAAGCGCACCGAATCTCCGAAGTGGAGAGGAGCTGAAAGGTGGCGCAGCCACATCCGCAGACCCACACCATGGGATCTTCCTTGGGGGGAAACTGGACGATCGACATCAGGTCGTGGCCTCGTCGGCCGACGAGGCGGCCGCCTCGCGCCGCTCGAGCTCTTCCCGAATGGCGACGTTGCTGTCCTCGGAATTCACCCCCTCGGGTGCACCCAGAGACACCGCCAGGGACTGACGCTGCTTCCAGTGCAGGGACTCCCAGTCTTCGGGAATGTTCACCGGCTCGACGGGCTGAGAGCCGCCCTCCGCATTCTTGCCTGCATGGTCGACCTCCCCGGCTCGGGCTCGGGCTGCACCCTCGGAGTCGCTGCCCTGGGTTGAGGTATCCGCCTCACCGGCGTCCATGTTCAAGCGGCCCGGGGCCTTCAGCTTCTCCCCGCCGCGGGTGTACGAGGGCTCGTCGAGGCCCCGATTGTCGCCGGGGGCCCGGTCGCCCTTGCCGTCCTCGCCCACCTGAAGCTCCGCCTTGTGCTGTGCCAGGCGGCGCTTCAGCGGCTGCTCCTCGATCGGAAGCACCAGCCGAAGAACATCGCCCTCCTCGTCGACGTCGAGCGACGAGAGGCGGGCGGTGGTGCGCATCAGATCGAGGCGAGCCCGCTCATCGTCGGGTTTCGACTTCGCTCGGGCCTGAGCTCGGTATAGCTCCTGCAGCTTCATTTGATCGTTGATGTTCACTCGACTTCTCCTTGACCTGATCCCCCCACGCCACGCTCTGGCGGGGGGAGGCTGTGTGATCAGCCGTTGGTGATCAGCGCCGCGATCGGCACCAGCTTGCGGTCGATGACCCGATCCCACATCGCCCCATCACGGAGCTCGGCGAGCGTCGGGCTCTCGCCGGCGACCGAGGCCGCGTCGAAGGCGAAGCCGAAGGGGTGCATCACCCAGCGCACGCGTTCCCACAGAGTCTCGACTCCGCCGCCGTTGCCCTGGCGCGGCTCACGCTCGAGCTCGACCGGAGTCTTGGTCGGAAGCTCGTCGTAGCCGATGGCGCCGCCCGCGAAGATGTAGCTGTGGTACTTGGCCGCTGCGTCGGTCGCGCCGGCACCCGCCGCCGGAATCACGGGCATCCCGTCGTCGACGATGACCCGCTTGCCGAGGTAGGTGGGCACCGTCATCTGGCCATTGGCGTCGGGGATGAAGTCGATGTCCTGCTGCGACACCATGCGGGCGTACACCACCGAGTGCACGGCGATGGCCAGCAGCGACTGCGACTGGTCGCCCATGGTGAAGGACGTGTCGACGAACGCCTGGCGTCCGAAGAGGGTTCCGTCGTCGACATCGCCGTTCGTCGCGCCCGAGATGTCCCGAACCATGTCGCCACCGTCATTGGCAATGTTGCCGGCGACGACACCACGCACCGTTGCCAGCAGGCGGCGCTGCGACTGGCGCTGCCAGTAGTTGCCGAAGCGGTTGCGCACGTGCAGCATGGGATCGGTGCCCGCCAGATCGGCGGTCAGGTCGGCGGACGAGTAGCCCTGGTTCAAGTTGGCAGTGTGTGCCACCTGCTTGCCCGTCGTGACCTTCGCCGGAACGGCGAGATCGTTGGGATCGTCGTTGCTGATGTTCGGCTCGTCGTCGGGGTCGAGGTCCTTCCAGAACGGCAGAGTGGCAACACTGCCCCCCTCGCTGAACATGCCCCCGAGGGCCTGGTTGCGCACGGCAACCCCGGAATCGAAGAAGGCCGTGGTCTCGGGGTTGTTCACCGCAGAGTACGACTGATAGACGTCCGGAACGAAGACGTCCGAGATTTGAGTGACGGCCATCTTCGGCCCTCCTTAGGTTAGGCCCGCGAGCTCTCTGAACTTCGTCGGGTCCTGCTCGAACAGTTCCTTGCGATCACGGTCGCCCATTTTCGCGAACTGCTCCTTGGTGATGGCGGCGGATCGACCCGCCCCCGGCTGCGCGCCCGACCCGGAAGACCCGGATCCGAGCAGGATGGCATCCCGGCGGGGATGCGCATTGATCAGCTGCTCCATCGCCTCGTCGAAGTTCGCGACCTCGCCGGGGCGGGACTTGCTGTAGATGGTGTTGCCCGAGGAGTCCTGGGCCACGAGGCGGCCCCCCTCGCGCTTGAAGTGCCGGCCGAAGCTGTCCTGCAGAAGATCCGCAGGGATGGCCACCTTCTTGGCGATGAATTCGGAGCTCGAGAACGACTGAGCCCGAATTGCGGAGTCGAGCTCGGCAATGGCCTCATCCCGCTCTCGCTGCGCCTTCTCGACGTCCTCGCGAACGGCGGCGACTGCAGCCTCACGGGCCTCACGCGCCTTCTCGCTGTCGACCAGCTGCTTCTCGTCAAGGGCCGACACGGTTTGCAGAGCCTTCCGCGCCGCCTCCGGATCTTCGATCCCCTCGAAGACCTTCAGTCGGCTCTCGGCGGCCGCAGCCCGCTCGCGGTGACTCTTGGCCTCTGCGTTGCGGGCAGACAGCGCGTCGCGCGCCGACTTGGCGTCGAAGCGGGTCTCCGTCCCGTCGTCCTCGACGTAGACGGGGTTGCCCTCCTCGACCTCGGCATAGGTCTTGCCCTCAATCTCGATCGTCTTCAGCTTCATGTCGAGTCTCCTGCGGCATCCGCCGCTCGCTGTGCGGCATCCACCGCGTTGCGCCCGTTGGCATCCGCCTCGGGGCCAGAACCGGCCAGGGCCGGGTCGTTCATGTCGAGGGACACATCATCTCTGACAGACGATTCCTCGAGCAGTTTCTCCAAATCCTCTTCTGCGTTGAAGTCCGGACCCAGGATGGATCGACGACGGGCCTCACGAAGAACAGTGTCTCGGCTGATGTCTCGGGTCTCACGCAGCCTGACAACGTCACCGAATGCCTCGCTGCTGTCGTGGCTGAGGTCGAACTCCAGATCGAACTCCAGATTGAAATCCCCCCCGGACTGGCCAACCCAGTCGAGAGTGATGTCCAGCGCGTGCTCCAGGCACTCACGGGCCTCCAGAGCCCACTCCTGAATGGCGGCGTTGCCCTTGTCGGCGGCGAACTGAGTCGTGACCACAGTGAGATTGCCGGACTGTGCCGTGAGGGGCTGACGCCCGAGCTCGCGCAGCTCACGGATGGTGTCCTTGATGTCCGAGGCCAGAAACGTCATCGTGGTGGCGGAGGGCTCCAGCGTCTCCCACCGTCCGGACTGCCCCTCGACATTCGGAGGGGCATACAGCACGCGGCCGGGGCCAACCTTGATTGGCACAGGACGACCGTCGGTGCCAATTTCCGGCTGCACCCCATTGCCCGCGAGCATGGGAAAGGCTGCCGCGACCTTGACGTTCTCCAGGTGAGTCTCCTGGCAATACACGCTGATCTGCAGATCGACAGCGCCCTGCATGGGGGGATGAAGCCGCCACGAGGAGCCGATGCGACGTCCCAGACGCAGGGGGACCAGCGGAATGTAGTCGAGAGTGATCTCCTGCGGATCCTGCACGCGGCGCCAGCTGCTGTCCTCGCGGCCGAGCTCCCAGACTTCGTAGAGCGGTCGGCCGAATTCCGGACGCAGATCAGTGCCCCCCGTGCGAGGGCGGCTGAGGATGCGCACCCTGCATACAGACATCTCCCGGTGGGTGTCGGGGTCAACTTCGGTGCGATCCTCCCTCCATCGGGCGTAGACCACCTGCTCTCGCCCGCCGAAGAACCTCGTCCGGACGTCGAGCATGTCCAGTGCCGGGATGTGAACCCACCAGGGACGAGCGCCGAGCTCACGCTCTTCCTCCACCGTGCTGCCCGAAGGCACGTCCGGGGTGTAATCGACGAAGATCCAGGACATCGCATCGCTGATAGCCGAGAAGAACACCGTTGAGGCGAACGAGTGAAGCGACGAGCCCCGACCATCGACGTCCTCGGAGAACGCCTCCAGGTACTCGTTGCTGCCATCCTCGATCTTGACCGTCTTGGAGAAGGGTCGCTGAGCCAGATTGTCGACCACATCGCGGTAGACGTTGGTCAGCTTGGCATTGGAGATCCGGAATTCGTAGTCCTCGTCGGACTCCACGGGGAACCGCTTGATGTAGCGGGTGCGGGCCTGACGCATGGCGTCGAGGCCCCCCATCAGGTCGTCGACCTTCTGCCAGTACCTGGCCATGTGCTCGAAGTCCGAGGACCGAGAGGCATAGTCGATCGCTCCGGGCCGCGCGGCGTTGGTGTTCGCCACGACGACCGAAGATCCAGGCCGCTGAGCGCCTGCAGGAGCTCTCATCGTCCGCCCTCCTGTGTCCCGCTGAGTGGCACAGCGCGTACTTTCATGAGAGAATTGTATGCTCGAGAAGCCGCATCAACCTGGTCGAGAAACTTGCCGCCAGGGAACACGAGGAGCTCGTCCAGGAACTCGGTGACCCAGTCGCCATCTACGATGACCACGTTGTCGGCCTCCCACTGTGCGGCGAGGGGCATGGCGCGCGTGACCTTGTCACCCGTCTCGGGAGAGCGACGAAAGACGAAACCCCCCAGTGCGCGAGCGATGGCAGCTGCCCATGCCACTCCGGCCGCTCCCGGATCGATCGGATAGTCCTGAGTGACCGTGCGCCCATCGGCCTGTGCCTGAAGGCGAATCCGCTTCTCGACCATGAACGGAGCCTCGCGGAACTTCGTCGCATGGCCGATGTGCACGAGCCCCTCACGGTCGACGCCGACCTTGACCCCGGCGGTGCGAGGAGCGTTGACGTCAGTCGTCGACGCGAGGTCCCAGCCCCTCACCCAGCGCACAGTGCTGGTCGCCCGATCGACGATGTTCACGTGGTCAGCGGAGAAGAGAGCACCCTCACGCGGCACCGGACGCTGCTGAAACTGACCTGCCGTGGCGAATCGGCCCATGACCTTCTTGTCGCGCTCGACGACAGAGCGAGGGAATCGAGCCTCCATGAGGAGCTCGCCCTCCTCCTTCCTCGGGTCGGACCAGCCGATGCTCGTCTTGCATCGACGATTCGGCTCGAATTCCATGGGAAGGCACAGGTGCTCATACCCATAGTCGTTGGCCAGAATCTCCCCCGAGACGTCTCCCTCGTGCAGTCGCTGCATGACCACGATGATGGCCGACCGTTCCGGATCTACCAGACGAGTCGGGAGCGTCTCCTTGAACACACGGATCGTCGTCTCTCGGTCGGCCTCACTGTACGCCTTCTCCGGCGAGTGGGGGTCGTCCCAGACCACGATGTCGCCGCGCCTGCCGGTCATCGACTTGACGGCACAGGACTGACGGAAGCCCCTCTGCGTGTTCTCGAAATTCGTCTTCTCCGACTGGTCGCTGGTGATGGTGACAGGCTTCTCGTCCTCCTCGAGGAACCTGCTGCCTCTGCCCCATCGCTCCTGATACCAATCACTCTCGACGAGCAGTCTCGTCTTGCGATTGTCTCGGGTGGCCAGGCCCTGCTCGTAAGACGCTCCGATGAATCTGGACCATGGGCGACCGGCCGGACCCCACAACCAGCTGGGCAGCATGACGCTGGTGAGAGTCGACTTCGATGTGCCGGGGGGAATGTTGAGCAGCAGCCGGGTGATCTCGCCGTCGACGACTGCCTCGAGATGCTCGCAGACTGCCCCCATGTGCCAGCCGTCGACATACTTCACGCCCGGCTCGATGACGTGCCAGCTGCGACGAGTGTACGCTTTCAGCGATCGGCAGACGTCCCGCTCGAGTATGATCTTGTCGTCATGGCTGAGGCTGAACTGCTGCATCAGGAGGACCTGCCCCGCTTGCGGCGCTCGGCGGCGGCCTGACGCTCGGCCTCCTCCTGAGCGTCCAGGGCCTCGAGCACCTGCATCTTCGCGTCCTCGGACAGCGACGAGAGATCCACGGTTGCCCGAGGAGTCATCGTGCCGTCCTCCGAGGAGTGGTCGATCTGCTCCTTGAGGCCGATATCCCGCATGACGACGCTGGCATTGAGCAGACCTGCAGCTGCTCCCTCGAACTTCTGTGTCTCGATGACCGACTCGGCCCACTCGATCACATCTTCCAGGTCCTCGCGCGTCTCGCGCCACTGGCGCCATGTCTTGGGGCTCCAGCCGCAGAACACACAGAGAGCCTTGACGGAGAACGGACGCATCTTCGGAACGGCGTAGACGACCTCGTTCTTGACGCCCAGCCTCCCCTCATGAAGCGCATTGTCGCTCGCCCAGTCGAAGTACCGCAGGCAGTGCTCATACAGCACTCGAGGGTCGGAGATCCTGACGGACCCTGGCAGAGAGGGGTTGACAAGCCACAGTCGACCGTGCTCGTCTGCCCGGCCCTCCGGATCGCGACCGAAGAAGTCGTTCCAGGAACCCATCTTTCTGCCGGGAGACCAGTTGCCCAAGTACGAGATCCACTGCGAGATGGCACGATTTGAAGTGCTCAGGTTCTATATGGCGTGGATCGTCGGAGAAGTAAAGCCCCAACCCGGCTCGATTCCGATATTTTTCGTCGACTTCGGATTCCTCGCGTGTCGCGTGTCGCGTGTCGTGTGTCGTGCGCATCGCGATCACCCCCCACACAGCGTGCTCTCCCTCCTGTGATCGCCTTCTCACATGCTCACTCTCACATGCTCACTCTCACATGCTCACTCTCACATGTGCGACGCGCGCAGGGCAGGCAGCCTCGAGCACGAGCGTTGGGAGAGCTCGGGGGCCCGGGGGCCGGGGAAGCCCCCTATCGCTCGTGCTGCGAGCTCTCCGCGCGTCTCCGACCCCGGCAGGGCTCGATGGCCCCCTAGGCACGCCGCCGGGCGCTCCGGTGCGGACGTCACACGGACCTCGCGGAGTCAAACACTGCATACCAGAGATCGGAGAAGATCTGAGGGTGAAGTCGATGGTCGTCTACCCATCGAGAAGACCAGATGGGATCGTGCCTCTGGTATCGACGATCGAGAGGACAGTCGGAGATGTTCCAGAGGCCGATGGAGGATCCCCCCGGGCCCAGCCGGGTGCTGAGCTCGAGTGCGAGTATGCTCACTCTCGCTCGCCCGAGCTCACGTGCGCGGATCGCCTGCTCGGGACGCAGCCTGTCGTCGTTGAGCTTGAGCTCGATCCACCCCGAGACGGGAGACAGCAGTGCGGCAGACCAGAAGATGTCGGGGAATCCGGCCGGGCGCTTGAACTCAGTTCGCCATGTGGTGACGGTCGAGGGCAGATGTCTGCTCATCGTCTGCCACAGTCCGGACTCTCGAGTGATGGTGGTCATGTGCTCATCCTTGTCTCTGCGTGTTGCATGAAGATGGGGGATCCCCCCGCAGCAGTGGTGTCTCTCCCAGTCAATCTTCCACATCCAATTATCCACCCAGAACCGTCGTTTTACACCACAGAATTCCGTCAGGAGCCCCGGGGGCCCCCAGGTTCCCTTTTTTCCAAGTCTCACGGGTGACAACCAGGTATACATTTATGTTCTCACACGCGCAAACGCGCGCGGCCGCGCCCGCCGTGCAAAGAGCAAACCGGGGCCCCGGGAGCTCCCGGGGCTCCCGAGGGGTTTTCCGCTTCAACCCGAGGGGGTTGCCCTCTTTTTGCCTCGGCAAGCCCCCTCTCAACACAAACCCGCGGCGACCCCAAACGGGGCTCCTGGGGCCCCCGAAGGCCCATGACCCAGCTTCTCGCGACCTCAAACGGGGCTCCTGAGGCTCCCGAACTTCCCACAACTTTTCTCATCCCGAAGCCCTCGCAGTGAGGAATCTCGAGCTCAGAAGTGTGGAGCACCGCGCCCAGTCGGACCACTTCGCGGGCATGTCGTCCACCACGACCACAGAATTTCGCCTCTTGTACACAATCGACTGACCCAGATAGTGGCCCCCGTGGTGCATCTTTCGGTCCCCTCTGCGCACATTCTTTCGGGCACTTTCGATGTCTCTGGAGCACACATCGAAGCCCATGCCCTCCAGAAATCGGGTCACTTCGGCAGGCTTGGGCACGTACCTCACACCCCGATCCTCACAGAAACTCCTCAGGTCTCCCCCGACCAGCATGTCCTCCTCACCGCTGATGTGGTCCGCCAGCAGCTGCTCCCAGGGGCTCACTTGGGACTCCATCATCTCCTCCTTGATCGTGGTGAGGGGGGCATCCTGACACAGCCTCGCCCACCCCTCGGGCTTCAGCATCTCTCTCCCATACCATCTGCCAAGCCACAGCAGATGCTCGGCGCCACCCCCATTCAGCCACTGCCGATACGCCCCGAAGAACGACTTGTCGGCCTCACTCTTGGGCAGCTTCAGCCAGCGATCCGCCAGCATCTCCAGCAGGGGATTGCCGCCCCCGGCATGGGGGGTTCTGCTGCTCGTCACATGGGGGATGAACCATCGACGATCCCCCTTGACAACCGAGATAGACGAGAAGAAGTTGGAGTTGAACAGGAAACAGGTCTCCGCATCCACCGTCCTCTCCCCCTCGTACATCTCCCTGACACTGACCCGATCCTCAGTGATGTACTGCTTCAGGCGATTGGCGACCTTGAAGCCTCCCTCGTCCTTCATCTCACTCACGATGATCAGCTGGGATCCGTCCGCCCAGTGGCTATACTGCTCAGTCAGAGCGTGACCGCTCAACCATGTGCAGTTTCGCTGACCGAGCAGCAGGGTGAGAGTGTCGGCGAGGGTGGTCTTCCCGGTGCCGTGGACCTCGGAGATCAGCAGGGGGGACCACCTCATTCGGTGGCAGGCAATCACCGCGCAGCACCAGCGAATCAGCTCGTGCCTCTCGCGACGATCCGGAATCAGGTGTCGCATGAACACGAGAAATGGGCTCGCCGCATGCCGCCAGTGGCCCTTCCGGGGCTCCCGAGCTCGCAGCGGCCCGGGGCGGTACTTGTTCAACACCTTGTCGCCCAGCGAGTCCTCGAAGATCCAGCCGGCCCCGACCCGCCGGACCCCCTTCTCCTCGGCGTGGTCCACCATGAATGGGCGATAGCCCACTCGGGAGATGGACATCAGATGCTCACTCTTGAACATCTCCTGCGACGGCACCTTCTTGTGCGGGGGGAACTTCGACCTGTAGGCATTGTCGAACTGTGCCGTGGTCAGCTTCATGCGGGGATCGCCGCGATACACCAGCTTGTTGGAATCCACCTCGAAGAACTGGGACACGAACTCTCGATTCAGAACCCAGTCTGTCTCCCCATTGTCGAGCAGCACCTGCTTCATGGCAGGCTGCGCCAGCTTCACGCTCAACATCAGCTTGTCGAGGGAATGTTCGAAGCAGGGATCGGCCATGTCCCATCCGCGGGGCGCCCCATTGCCCATATGATGGTACATCAGAACGAGGCTCGCATTCACGAGCTCACGGCTGACGGCATGCATGGCTTCGTATCCCGCCCGATCGTTGTCGGGCATGAGGAACACCTCAACATCACGGCCGAACTGCAGCCAGGGGCCCGACGCCGCACAGGCTGTGCCGCCGGGCCAGGTGCAGTGTCCGTACTCCGACAGCCAGTCGGCCCAGGGGTGCACCGGGGGGAGCTCCTCGTCGGGCACACCATTCAGCGCTGACTCCTCCCTTCTTCGCTTCGAGGCCACAGCGTCGAGTGCCGCGTCGACGGCCTTCTCTCCCTCGTGCACCATCACCTTCGATCGGCCTCGCCAGTCGCCATACAGCGGGGCGGGCAGCCCGCTGGGCCAGCCCGCCTGCTGCCAGGTGACGCCGTCGTAGATGTGGGGCAGGCACTTCTTTTCCTTTAGGACCGTCCCGTTCCACTCAGTGCCGGCCTCGAGGCGATGGACGACGAGCAGGGCCCGCCGCGCCTCGTCCTCGTACACATACTCCCGCGCGCCCTCGGGCAGCGGGGGGAGCTTCACACCCACGGGACAGGAGACGGGAGCGATGATCGACAGCAGCCTCTGGCTGTTCTTCTTGATCCACTCCGCCTGCTTCTTGCTGGGGTCAGGCACCCAGTCGGGCTTGTCCAGTCCTCCATTCTCCGTCACGACGATGCGCGAGGCACCCGCGCCAGAGTCTCCGTTGCGATAGATCAGATAGACGCCGCCGCCAGTGGCAGTGGCGCCGATCTGTTGGAAATAGTTGCTCATGTGTGGGATTCTCCGTCGACGTGTGAGGGCCGATATGGGCCAGCCATCACTATGCCGGGTGCCGAGGGGGAAGGAAAGCGAGGAGTTGTCTGCGGGTCGATTAGGGGCTCCCGGGGCTCCCGGAGCCTCCTGATCTCTACTTCCCCTCGAGCTCCATTCGCTTCAGGGCCAGCCTCACCCCCCGCTCGACGACCTCCATCGCCTTCTCCTCAGTGTCGTATCTCGCGCCCCGCTCGACCGCCACGCCCGGGAGCGAGATCCGCGCACGCCAGGGGGGATCCTCCTCACGCAGCTTCTCCCACCAGACGACGCCGACAGCCACCTTGCCGAGATACAGCAGCGACTGCACGCTGCCGGTCGACCCCTTGTGCTTCCTCCACTCCATCATTCACTCTCCTTCAGCAGTTCCACAGTTCGCCAGCCAGCATCGGGGTCCGCGCCCCGCGCTCGCTGGCCCTCGCTTCTCGCCCTCTCGCTCGCGCACACGTAGCGGGCGGCGAGGGCGCGATACTCGATGCCCTCCCACTCGCCCACTGCGTAGACGACCGCGTTGCGGCTCAGAGCGTCGCTCGCCTCCCCCACGGCCCCGCGCACGGTCCGCCACTCGCCTGTGAGCTCGGCACGGGTGCGCACGCCGTCGGTGCCGGCTCCCATCATGATCACGGCCCAGCGCCGGGTGCCGGGGCCACGTCCCCCTGCCCTCGCGCCGATCGTCGTGGCCACTGCGGCCTCCTCGTCGGGGGTGCAGTGGATGAACTCGCCATCGTGAGTGGCCATTGTTTCGTCCTTTCTGGTGTGGCAGAGTGAGAGAGCTCAGTTCGTCACTTCGGCCATGTCGATCTCGAGGCGGAGCTCGTCGGCCTCGGCGGCGCTGAGCTCGTTGTCAAGAACCGCGAGGCGCAGCCACCTGGCGGCGTGGCCGAGGAAGATCGCGGCCTCGGCGGCGCCGGTGGCCCGCTCGGCTTTGGTCAGAGCGCGGCGGGTGCGGTCAGCGTTGGGGGCCATGTCGTTTCTTCCTTTCTTGTGGAGCGGCCCAGCGCCGCCCCGGTAACAACACTTATGCCCAATCGTGCCGCAGAAGTAAAGTGGAATAGCTGCCTCCGACGAACTTTTCTTGTTCGTCAGAGCGCAACCTCCTGTGCCGTAAGGCTCGTCGCGCTCGCCTACGACGAGCCAATCTCCTCGCTCGTCGTCTCGTCGGAGGTCAGGCCGGGGTCCACCCTCTGCTGAAGGCCCGCCGCGTGCCCCATGTCCGCAGCGTTGGACCGCCGCGTGGGCTTCGTACGGGGGGTACGCAGCAGCGGGTACCTCTTCTGGACCTCGTCGTTCACCACCTGATCCTTGAGCACGACGAGCGCGGTGCCGCCCTCCGCATCCTCCATCGCCTCGCGCCTCTCCTCTGCCATGGTCAGCAGCCGCGTCGACATGCCGTAGCCGAAGGCGCGGATGTAGTCCGACCTCAGCTTGGCCCAGCTGTGTCGCGTGTCCATCTCCTCCCAGCGCTCCTTGAGCGCCTTCTTCCAGCTGCGCTCGCTGGCGCCCCGGGCGACCTCCAGGATGTAGCGGGCGACCTCGGTGTCCGCCTCAAGGCCGATGATCTCAGTCTCCCCCATCGAGCGGCGGAAGACCACACGCACGTGGCAAAACGCCTCGATGCCGTGGGCGATGGGGTCGTCGACGAGGTGAATGGACCTCTTTCCCGAGCTCACGTCGACCTGACGCACGCCGCTGTCGATCTGCTCTCGCAGCATCTCCTCGCTGAGGTCGTGCTTGGTGATCAGCCGGGCCGCCGCGCGGGCCGCGCTCTCGGCTTCAGCCTCAGTCGCCGCCTCGTCGTTGGCCTTGGCACGGAGGGCTCGCACTCGGCGGATGGCGTCTTGAATATCCGACATGGGTATCTCCACTTCGCTGAAGTGGCCCGGGGGGATCCCCCCGGGCCTCGGGCTCATCAGAAGTCGATCTGGCTCAGCCGGCCCGAGTCGATGTCGGTCCACTCGATCAGGCGACGATCGAAGTCCACCACGACGAAGTTGCCCTCGTTGTTCGCGGTCACCCAGACAACGACGATCGGGCACTCGCCGAGCTCCGAAGGGTCGAAGTCGAAGCCGGTGAGGCTGCGCACACCTTCGCAGTTCTCGGGGGCGACGACCGTGCCGGGGCCTTCGCCACGGAGACGAGCCTGGGCGTCGTTCATGGCGGAGACGGCGACACGTGCTTGGGAGAGGTTCATTGTTTCTTCCTTTCTGACCGGAGCGAGCCGCCGCCCCGGTAACAACACTTATGCCCAATGACGCCGTAGAAGTAAAGTGGAAAAGTTGGCTCCGGGCAACTTTTCTTCGGTCAGCCCCGACGACCTCTCTTCAGGGGCCCGGCGGGGGCCAGCCCCAGCGACATCATGAGCTCGTCGCGACGCCCCCGACCAATCGACACTCGGGTGGACATCGGCCCAGCGACGAGTGACAGCAGATTCATCTTGTTCATGACCTCAGACTCGGTGAGCTCTCCGACCCTCCACTCGATGGTGACCGCGATCTGCGGGCTCATCACCTTCCACATGCCCTGAGCGTCTGCCCAGGAGCAGAGCACACGGCTGGCGCCGTGTCGCCTTGCCGACTCGGCCAGAACGTTGAATGCGACGCGATGAGCCTTGGTGGGCAGTGCCCGTGTGCCGAGCCTGCTCTTCTCCCAGATGCGGCCATCGTCGTCCACTGCGGGGTGTGTCACGATCTCCATGTCGTCCTCCTCACGGGTGATCAGCGGTGCGGCCACGGGACACGCACACCCAGCGCATGCTGAGCAGCGTGTCGGGGGGGTCCAGCTGCCCTCGCGGGCGGGGGGCCAGCCACATCATCTCGTAGTCGTCGGGGCACACGGCCGGGCGCACGTGATCCACCCCAGGGAGCTCCCAGACGGGATAGTCACGCTGCTTGATGTCCGCGAGCACCATGCGGCCGTCGCACAACAGGCCAAGGGCGGAGCGAGCACGGGCCAGGTGGGCCTCGCCCAGAGGCGACACCTGTGGCTCGCCGGGGGTGCCGTGACTCAGCATCAGCCGCCAGATGTCGAACTCGTGACCCCGACGGCAGAAGACCTCGGCCCGGGCGGGGACGATGACGGCCCCCAGCTGAGCAGTGTCCCCCCGCACCATGAAGCACACGGTGCGGGGGGTTTTCCGGTTCTCGTCATACTCCGGCTCATCTGGGTCGACGGAGAATGGCAGCAGGCCCTCCTTCAGCGCCTTGGCGGCGTTCACCACGCCCGCCCGGCCGAAGGCGGCCTCTCGCAGTGCGAGCTCGAGGCGCATCACTCCTCCTCTCCTGGGTCCGTGCTGTGGCCGACCCACAGACTGGGGTTGCTCTTCAGCTGGATCACTTCTTTGCTGATCTCGCCGTAGCGACCGATCCGTGTGTGAAGATCCACGGTGATGTGATGCTCATCCGCGTCGTCGTCGTGCCAAACGGTCTCGCTGATGCAGGTCTTGACCACGGACTCTCCGTCGATGTCCAGCAGAGATGCGTCGAAGCCGACCCGGTCGGCCCGGAGCTCGACCAGGTCCGCCGACTTGTATCGGGGAGACAGCCGCAGAGTGATGACGTCCTTCCGTACCGTCGTTTCGGTGATCTCTCGACCTTGCATCAGCGGGCCCAGCTTCTCGATGCTAATCGTGCTCATCTTCTTCATGGTCGTCTCCTCAGTGTGCGGTTGTCGAGCTCGTGTTGTTCTGCGCCAGCTGCTGTTGCTCGTATCCCAGCTGGTAGTTGGTCAGCCCCGAGTTGTGCCAGTCGAGGCCCTCCCCGATCGGGTAGTCGACCTCGGCTGCAGCAGCCAGGCGACCGGCGAGATGGGCCACCAGGCCCATGACCTCCTCGGGATCGAGGTTGTGTCTCAGCAACTCCATGCGGATCGCCAGATCGGCTGCCGCCAGCTTGTCGTTAGTCATGCTGATTCCCCTTCCTGCTGCAAGTTTGCCTGAAGCTCCCTCCACGCTCAGCCTACGAGCGGCCTCGGTCATGTTGTCGACAGTCGCACCTGCTCTGGCCAGCGTGACAAGGGCCTCCACCATCTTGTGACAACTCACTTTCCGATCCTTCCGATGATGCGGCCGGTGATCTTGCCGGCCAGGCGGCGCTTCAAGCGCTGCTCGATGGGGCGCAGGCTGCGGCGCTTGTGCGCCTGCTGTCCCGCCTGCACATCTCCAAGGAACTTGGCCAGGGCATAGAGAATGCTGCGAAACTTGTTGATGGTCATGTGAGAAGCGTCCTTTCTGGTGGGCCCCTGTGGCCCGACAACAACACTTGTGCCCAACACAGAAGCAGAAGTAAAGTGGAAAAGCTGCCCTCGCGCAGCCTTTCCTGCGTCAGATCTCCCAGACGCGGTCACACATCTCGCTGGCCAGGTTGATCGCCTCGTCGTACTCGACCTGATTCTCATTGCCGATGTCCATGTCCATCACCCAGGTCATGATCGCATCGACGACGGCTGCGTGGGCCTCGTGGGGGGAGACTCCCCTCTCCTTTGCTCTCCGCATGAGGGAGAGGGCCGATCGGGCATCGCAGCTGAAATCGGTAGTCACCACATACCCCTCGATCCGAATCTGAGGTCGCCAGTGGTTGACCAGCACTTCGGTCGGGGACTCTCCGGCCCCCCATCTCTCAACCATCAGCCTGCGCATGGTTGATTTCAGGCGGCGAATCAGTTTCTCCTCCATGCCCACTCACTCCCCCCGATCGAAGAGGACGAAGGAGGGGTCGTCGATGTTCCGAGCCAGAGCCTCCCGTCGCATGTCGTCGACCGTCTTCTGAATGTGATGGCGGCGCAGCGTGGCCCAGGACTTGTTGTTGTGGTCCATGGCCTGCCAGTGGTGCTTCAGGTCGTGCTTCCAGAGGAGCTCGGGAAGCCGGATCGCGGCGACCACCAGGGCGCGGGCTGCAGCCACGGCGCCCTCCGTGCCGGTGAAGGTGACGCGACCCCCATCGGTCAGGGTCGGCTCGGTCTCGGTGAGCTCCCCGATCATGTTGACGATGTCGAGGTCGGACTGCATCGGAATGCGGCTGACGACGGTCAGGCTCTCCTCGGTCATCTTGACGATGGAGCGGTCCCTGGCCTTGTTCGCCAACTCGTTGTGCTTGGACAGAACATCGAGAATCACCACTCGAGCATCGGCCAGATCCTCCAGGGTGTCGAGGGGGGCGGCCTCGCCAGCCAGATTCCGAAGGTGGGCGATCTGGGTGGTCAGTTGCTTGCTCATCGTTTTGTCCTTTCTGGTGGGCCCCTGCGGCCCGGTAACAACACTTATGCCCAGTTCCGCGGCAGAAGTAAAGTGGAAAAGTTGCCCCGAGGCAACTTTTCTTCGCTCAGGCGCCGGAGATCGTCTGTGACGTCACCGTGATCTCCTGCTTGCGGACCATCGGGGCGTAGTCGTGCATGATGGTGCCGTTCTTGGGGTGGCCCTTCCAGTAGCCCTCGACGAAGTGCCACAGCCCCTCGTGGCCCGGCCGGGCCCGGCCGCCGCTGGGTGCCCGCTTCCAGTGGGCCCGGCAGAAGTGCAGAGGCATGCTGTCGGTACGAGCTCTGGCCGACTTGGTGGTCGTCTGTGTGGATCCAAGGTTCCACGCCACGCGTCGCCAGATGATTGGCACTGCCTCGGGTCCAAGGCGCCTGGCCAGAGCTCGCCTCTGCTGGCGAGGGGGGTTGGTGTGCTCCACGATGCGCGGCTCGCACAGAAGCGAGCCCATCATGTCCAACACAGTCCCCAGCTGTCCGACGATCTGTCCGCAGTGCTCATGGCTGTAGTCGGGCCGTATCCGTTGAAGTCGATGGATGGACACCACGTCTACATGCACATCCTGACTTCCGCGATTCAGCTCGGCCAGCGGAAGAAGTCGAGGATCGCCGATCTCGCTCCCTGCAGTGGACCAGATGCGAGAAGTCTCCCCCCTGGTCCACACCAGGTGAGCCTCGTGAACCATGCGGATGAGGCCGGACAGCCCCTCATGCTCACCAGCCTCGGTCTCGTAGATCAGAAACCTGGCCGGATGCCGAGTGCTGGCCTCGTACGCTCCGTTCTGTCGGGAGTTGATCATCGCCCCCTCGCTGGCGGCCCGCAGCACCTCGAAGGGCACCTCGAAGTGGGCAGCGGTCAGCAGCTGGCCCTTCAGCCTGGTGTCCGCCGCCTCGAAGATCTGCTGGGTCATCGGTCCCATGGTCATCCTTTCTTGGGTCTGAGCATCATGCCCACAACCAGCATGCCTTGTGATAAGGCAGAAGTAAAGTCCGAAGAGTTGCCCTCACCGCTTTACTTTTGGGCACTTGTGGGGCAGAAGGAGGTTGTCAACTCAGAAAGGACCGACATGACCTGCTCCCCCCGAGACGCCGATGCTGTGTACATCACTCCCGGCGGCAACGTGCTGCACGTGGTTCACGACGCCCGTGCGACGTTCGTCTACCTGAATTCTATCCCGGGCGCGATGTTCTCCCTCAACCCGGAGTCGTTCAACGACAGGCCAGCAGCCGCCCACTCGCTGCTTCGGGGTATCGACGCGCTGGAGGGGGGCATGTCCGAGCAGGTCGAGGCGCTGCTGGGGGACTACTCTCGCATGTCGCTGCGGGTCCGCCGGGTGGGGCACGTCACCGAGCTCGTCGAGTTCAGCGGCCGCGTCGCTGTCGTCATCTACATGCCGCTCGAGTTCTCGGCTCAGGCTCTGGCTGCGGCTCTTGTGCCGTATCTGGCCCCGTGAACATCTTCGCCCTGGACCCCGACCCCCGGCGCTGCGCTCAGGCCCACGCCAACACACATGTCGTCAAGATGCCGACGGAGATGGGGCAGATGATGTCGACCGCGCTGCGGGGGGTCGTTTCTTCCGATCTCGCTGACTCCCTGGGTGTCTACCGCGTGACCCATCCGCGCCACCCCTCGACGCTCTGGGTGGGCGAGACGCGAGACAACTGGCTGTGGGGCACCGAGCTTCTCGCCGAGCTCTGCGCCGAGTACCGCCACCGCTACGGTCGTCATCGGGGCGAGGGCCACGCCACGGCTCGCCTCATCCCCACTTTTCAGGCTGCTGCACACCACATCCCCCCGGGGCCCCTCACCCCCTGGGCCATGGCTCTGCCAGACGACCTCAAGCGGCATCATCCTGTGCTGGCCTATCGACACTACTACGTTCGGGACAAGGCGCATCTGCTCAAGTACAGGGACAGAGAGCCCCCCTTCTGGATCACCACCCTGGGGGGTTTTGCTCAAGTGGTTGATTTGCAAGGGTAACTTTCCGCTTTACTTGTGCAGCCCTGCGCCCCATACTGGTTGGGTCAACAGGTTCCGACAACACAGAAAGGACCACCCATGTCTGCCCCACTTCACGAGGCTCAGAACCTCCCTCCCGACGCCGAGGTCACGGCCGAGAACATCTCGGTCATCGAGACCCGTCATCTTCTGAACGTGTTCAACGCCCTCACAGGCAAGAGCGTGAAGAAGTTTCGGTCCCGTGCCGAGGGGGAGAAGCGCGTGCTGAAGGTGCTCGAAGACACCAACCACGTTCTCCACGCCGACGGCACCGTGGCCCCGGCGGGGACCGGGCATGGCGGCCCCCACGTCGCTGGGACCCTTGACATCAACGACTCACCGGAGGATACTGAACCCATGGAAAACTTCGACATGACCGAGACTGTCGAGAAGGACGAGGCGAGCACCCAGGAGGCCGCCGAGACGGACGAGGCGAGCATCCAGGAGGCCGCCGAGACGGACGAGGCGAGCACCCAGG